ATGCAAAGCAAGCACATTTTGTAAGCACTTCACTTGATGTCATATCATCACAACAAGCGTATATTTATAAGCTAGAAAAACGATTAGACAAAAAGAAAGCGACCCTTTGGGATCGCATTAGATACGTTTTGCTTAACAAGAAGTCAAGGAACTAAATCTTTTTCTGTAATATCAAACCATGTTGCAGATTCATACACCATACCAGTAAGTTCATCTGTTCTTGTTGTTTCACAAAACTCATAGGTTCTTTTAGATTCTGGGTGATAAAAAATCTGACCTATATAGGGATTTTTTGGAAAAGTCACTAGGTACATAATCAAAAAGGTAAATCCTCTGGAAGTTCACGCTGGTTTGCTTTGACGTTTACAGTCCTCTCAGAGGCTGGTTTAGGGTTTAGTGGTGCAATCTTGCCTGAGTTACCCCAGAGGCCACCCCAGATCGAAAAACCAGCAATCTCATCATAATCTGATTTGCTTTTGTAAACCCTTATCTTAGTATCTTCAATATGGGCATTATCAACCATAGTTTGTAACCAGTTTGCCATTTTCATAGCTTCATCAACTGATATGTCAATAATTAGGTTTCTTTCTGGTGCATTGTCTCTATCGCTGTTGTTGTCAACGATTCTGAATTTTGCGTTAAATGCGGTGTTTGCCATAGTAATTAAAAGGGTTCAATGGGTGTAATGCCGTTTGCTTCTTCCCAAGCAAGGACTTTGTGAAGGTCATATCTGACTCTAGGATTACCATAAGAGACAGCAAAGACAGGAAGTTCATAGAACTCAGGGCCATAACCTTTGTATCGCCAGTTCCTGATGGTTTTTTCTGTCTTGCCATATCTTGAAGCCAGTTGCTCTGTTGTGAAAAACTGGCTTTCAGCTACTGTCATGTTGTGATTACCTCCTTTCTAGTTTTGATTAGGTCGCAAAGGTCGTTGTAATCGTTTTGCGGTATTTGTCCATTAGTGTAACGGACTTCCAAAGACTCAGCACATTTATCAAGTCTTTCTCTGGTGTCAGCTTTTAAGATTGCATCTTTGGCGACAACTGTAAGATTTTGAGTGGAAACTGGAGTTCTGTCTTTTTTAGGATTTTTCCATGCTTTTGTGCGGTCATATAAAGATAAACCAAACTGAGAACCAAACTGCATGAAGGCTCTTTTCCTTGCATCTGATTCAGCCTCTTTTACTGCTGATTCATGCTTATCACCAAGATTGACGCTTTTTCCTTTACCATGTCCAGCACCAACTCCTTCCCTGATTACATCACCAATAGTCACTCTGACTTTTGCAATGTAAGTTACACAGAACTCATCACTCTGCACACAATCAAGCTGTACTGTTTCTGACTGCCAGCCATCAAATCCAAAGATGCGGTTTGCTTCATTGATCACATACCAGCTTTCTAGGTAGGCAAGCTGCATAGTGCCTTGCTGTCTGAAGGCAACAACTTTAGGATCAATGGGCTGATTAAGTTGTTCTGTTTGTTCTTTAGTAAATGTCATAACCATTTTGGGGGTGTAAGTGTTTTAATGCCCTCTGGTTCATAGTTGGTGTAACCTTTCCAGATGCCTGACTCTTGGGCTTGTTTGATATCAGACAATGTTTGTTCTTGTAGTTCGTAACCACGTTCAATAAAGTGGGGTGAAAGTTCATAAATTCCCACGCTGTATGGAAATACTTTTTCAACAGCAACAAATATGAAACGCTTTGCCCCAGTACCTTGAAGGTAGTGAGCCGCAGCCATATGGTAGTGAAAGTTCACTATGGTTTTGGTAAATTTATCTGGTGATGCTCCACCTTCGCCTGTTGTTTTGAGATCAATGACCATATCATCAATCACATAGTCACAACGGCATTTGCATTGCAAACCTGTTTCTCTATGTTTCCACCAAAAAGATTGTTCTGCTAAACCTTGTTTGTTTTTAACATTGCTAAGAAGATATTTCCAAGCAAAATTGTTTTCAACAAGGGAGTGTTCAATATTGTCCAGCAGTTCCTTTTCCTGACTGGTGTAGGTCAATAAACCTTTTTCTTCACAGGCAAGAGCAAGCTCTTTACCTTTTTTTGTACGTTTTTCTTCAAGAAGTGCATAACTACTTGGAAATGCGTCAGGTTCAAGAATCCATTTATGAATCATTGATCCTAATTTCATTGCTGGGGTTGCAATTCTGGGAGGATTGTTTTTGCCATACTTATAGATATAAAAAGCTTCAAGGCCATGATCTATAGCATATTTTGCATCAGAGGCTGCAATAGCTGAATCTGATCTATACACTTGTTCGTCAATATCAACTGACGTTATGTGTGGTGTGGTGTTGTTTAAAGATTCCATTTTGTTATAGTAATGGTGTCCTTAGGTGTTAGGACAAATGGGTGGAGTACTGGTAGAGATCAGGGGTGGTCTTTACCAGTATTTTTTTGTTCTAATTTTTTAACCCTGTCTGTAAGCTCAAGCATTGCCTGTGCCATAGGATCAAGTTTCTGAACAATCTGACGTAATTCCATAATTGAATCAGTCATTAGTTTCAAAGTTTCATGGACTTCACTTTGAAGCTCTTGGTTTTTTACAGTTGCTTCACTTGCTTTTAGATGAAGTTTCTTCCATTGGTCATGCCAAAAAGAAAGTTCTTTGAAACCTTTTTCAAGATCAGCAAGCCTTTGCTTTATGCGTGTCATTTCAAAAGTCATTTCTGAAGCTCCCTACACGCCATTTCAATATTGTTTTGATGACAGTCGTTATATGTCATCTCATAAAATGTCCCTGACAACGTGGTGTATAAAAGACCCATGCCAGCGATAGCAAGTAATAAATTCTGCATTAGTCAAGCTCCGTTTGATCGTAAGTAAATAGTTTTTCTAAGTTGTAAGAGTCAACTTCAAGCCATGCGATTTGTGCTTCTTCAAGCATAAGTTCATAAAGTTTGACGACTTGTTCAGCTTCAGCTTTGGTAAATTTGTAATTGCTTTGATTGGCTAGATTTTGAAGCTGCCTGTGTCTTTTGACTATGGCTTCGACTCTTGGAAGTCTGAGAGCTTTGAATCTGTCTCTCTTGTGCTGATCTTTTTCAGCTTGTGTTTTAGGAGTAGTCATTTGACTACCCCATATCTTTTGTTGGTCAATGCAGTCAATTCTCTGCAACGAGACTTAAAGTATCTGCCATGGTCGCCATCTTGTTTTCTGAGAATGAATTGCTCAATATGCACCATTTCATGTAATAAAACATTGAGAACATTGTCCTGACTCATGTAGCCGTTGATGGTAATGCCTTGAGCATGACCAGCCCAGCCATAAGCAGCACCCACTTGACTAGCATTTTGGTGGCCTCTGAAATAAACAGGAAGCTTTGGAAGCTGGCCTTTCCAATACCATTTGTTGAAAGTGTTGTATTTACCAGTGAGCCATGTGTCTGACTTTTTGATGTGACCCTCTTTTCTTGGAGCTTTGGCTTTTGCAAAACCAATGCAGGGAGGGTAGTAGTTGTAAGAACGATACATTGAAAATTCCTTGCGAAAGAATGACCTCTCGGCCATACATTAATATTATATTACCTTTGTTTACCTGTCAATACCTATAAGATATTGTTACAGAATCAAAACATATAGAGGTAATTAGAGGTAAAAGCTTGACATATATATTAAATAGATATATATTAAGTACATGAGGTCGAGAGATCGGCTGATTATTCAAACTTCGCAAAGGATTCAAATGACAACAACAACTCAAACACCATTCCAAAAAGACTTATTCAGATGGGACGGAATGTATCTTCACTATGAAGGCAGACATGGTTTAACAAGAAACTATGAAGAGGATTACCCAAACTGTCACCCAGCAAATGTTGGCAGACCTCAGTTAACTTTTATCGCTAGATTCAAGTATGGCCGTAAGCCTTACAGAAGATGGATAAACTTTATCTGCAAAAACTTTACTTGTGAGGAGTGGGTTACTGAATTGAAAGAAACTCATGCACCACTAAGAATGATGCAAGCTAGAGGCTTCAAGGGGTAATCATTTACCCCCTCCTTTTTTTTATACACTTCGCAAATTATTCAAATGACAAACGGAAACGTAACTCTAGGATTAGATCCTCAAATCGGTGACAAAGCTCACATTCTTTACCACTCAGACATTCACCCTTGCACAGTTATCAAAAGAACCAAAAAATTTGTTTGGGTTCAAAACGATAACTACAAACTAAATAAAGAATCAAAACCTAATATTATCGCTGGAGGTTTTGCTGGTCATTGTACAAATCAAAGATCATTAAAGTATGACATCACCAGAAACACAGAAGGTGGAATCACTAAATTTGGTTTAAGAGAAAATGGCCAATGGTGTCAATGTGGAGATCATTGCTCTAATCCAACAACACTAGGCAGAGGCTGGAGAGCATTTTACGATTACAACTTCTAACAACTATCAGCCCCACCTCAACTGGTGGGGTCTTTATTCACCTATCACCCCAAAACAATGGAAACTCAATTCAAATCACTAAGCCCAGACTATAGCGTTGCAGAATTACTGGCAATCAAAATCAAGCAAGAGGCAATAGATCTTAAAGGAAGGGAATTTGATTGCTATTTTAATTGTGTTTTTAACTGGAAATATATCACTCTTGGTATTTACCCAGATGGTCAAGTCTATACAATGTATTCAGACACAGGGTTTAGTTCCCTTGAAAAAGTGTTTGGTACACAAGAGGTTAAATGACTCAAGACAAACTTGAATACCAATTTAAAAAGGCTTTTCTGGAGCAAGAATCAGAAAAATTTGTTGACTATCTTTGTGAGCCTAGAACTAAGCCAGAGGTGTATGCAGCAATAGAAAAGATTGCATTGATACAGCTTCAGATAAAAAATTGTGACGATATTATCTACACTGCAAATATTCCAGAATGTGATGATCCATTGTTTTAGGAGTTAATATCTAAATGTAAGAGATTGCCCATGCTTCGCTACCTACAACGATACATGAACATCTTTCTCAACATAAAAGCTGAAGATGCCCACAGGCTAAGACAGTTTTTGAAAAAGAACCCATCCACACCATCTGGATCTGGTATAGCAAGAGAGCATCTTGATGCTGGTATTATTTCTAGAGTTGTTTACTCTCTCGAACACGCTTTAAATGAATTATGAGTCGGGTAGCCTGATGACTTATGCAAAGCAAGTCTGAAAGCCATACAACACCTTTAGCAACACAAAGGGAAGGCAGGGGAGCAAGCGAAGTGCTTATCCATCACCCGACTACCATTAATAAATATTAAATACTTGACAGTTTTATAAATATGATATATATTTATTTATAGATACAACTTTCGCCATGACAAACACAAACACAATCACAATCAGAAACAGACAATATGTAGTTTTAAAAGCAGAAAACTATACACACAAAGGAAACGACAGAACACAGTTCACAATAAGAAAACCAAGAGGCACAAAAACATTTTTAGTTGTTAAATATGAAAATGGTCTTTATAGTTCATTTGCATAAATTTAAAAAATATGCAGCCCCACAAAGGGGCTTTTTTTTGTCTATTCGCAGAGAGTATATTTTGCTTTTATATCTTCAACAATCATTTCTGGGTATTGAATAGTGTGCCATATATGACCACACTCATAACATTCTCTACGTCTTACAATAACGTGTTTTGAGTTGCGGTCTGATCTCCTTACTTTCTGATCTGTATAATCCTTACATTTAGGACAAGCTACCCATGAAATCCGTTTCATTGATTGTTCTTATTTTTATGTTTGCACCAGTTTCAGATTCTGTTTCACAGTACTTTTTGACAGCGTGTAAAGATACAACTTGGCTATCGTCAGCAAATGCGGATTTAGTTAGACTATCCAGTAATGCTCTGCAATGTTTGTCCAGATCACCTTTGTTTTTGTTGGTGATATATACAGGGGCAGCTTGACGCAC